GATTTTATAATTATCTATCACAAAGCCCATCCTACTACAGAAAATCTTGTACCTTTTGTAACTGGTTGTACGGTATGTGGATACATAAAATTACTTGGCCAAATAATTAAAGTATTTTTCTTTTTTTCAATTATTAAATCTTTTTTAAAATCAGGTGTTGCAAAAACTAAATCACCACCTTCATAATCATCATTTATTAAATAAATAAAACTTAATGTTCTTGGAATTTTTTTAGAATGATCTACATGAAACTGATAATGACCACCTACATTATATTTCAAAACTTGTATGTCTATTATATCAACTTGGCTCAAATTATTTTTTTCATATACTCTAAAATATTCAACAGAATATTTCTTAAACATACTTAATAATAAATTACACCAATGAATTGTGGTATAACTTTTTTCCTCTTCAGAATTAACTAAAGGCCAAATCTTTGTGTCTCTTATTTTTTTGTTTGAAAATTCGTTTTCTTTTGAATCATGAACAATACTTCCCTCTTTCAAAAATTCATGATCCTTACAGACTTTTTCAAAGTTTGTTAAAACGTTGTCTGGTAAAACATTATTATATAATTGAATATAGGAAGATAGTAAATTAGCATCCATGAATACTAATTTATGCTAATTATGGTAATTGTAAAGAATTAAAGTATGTTACTCCAGTATCAGCACAATATTGTTCCCAACTTTTATCTAGTGGATAAGTAATTGTACTAGTATCAAAATCGTTTAAATATTGTCCATAAGCAACTACTGAATCATAGTTAGGATTACTTTGGTTGTTACCATTAGCTTTAAAGTCATTTATAAGTGAGATAATATTATTTATCCATTCTTGAAGTAAATCAGCACTTTCATAAGTCATATTTACATCTGTATATGTAACTGTGTCTCCACTTAATTCTACAAGTTTTTCTCCATTTTTAACTAAAGTAAAATCAGAATCACTTATATCTTTTATTGTCCATTGATCATCAATAATATTTAAATTATCTTTATCTGTTTCATTTGCAGCTATTTTATATAGTGAGCTGTCTGTTTTGTTAAAAATTAAATATGCCATATTTATTATCCTCTGTTATCAAATAATGCTAAAGCACCAGCTTGACCACCTTGGCCCGGTTGACTAACACTTCCAGCTCCACTTCCTCCGCTTCCTGCACCACCAAAAATAATTGTAGTAGGAAAATCACTATGTGCTGCTCCAGGTGCAGTTCCAGAAGAACCGTTACCTTGACCAAATCTTCTTCCTTGGCCTCCACCGCCTCCGTTAGCGACAACTAATGTTCCGACTGTTGTATTTCCTCCAGCACCACCAGAACCTCCTGAGTTTCCACCAGATCCTGCTGATCCAGCTCCTCCAACAGCGTAAGAGTATCCTGTAGAAGCTGAAGCTGCTGAGGCAAAAAAACCATAGCCACCTTGACCACCGTTCATTCCTGAATAAGGTGAAGTTCCTCCGTAGGCACCACCTCCGCCTCCGCCTCCGCCCCAAGCGTAAGCTTGGACTTTAGAAACACCGGATGGTGTTGTGTAAGTTCCGCTGGCAGGTCCAGTTTTATAAAATACGTTTTGAAAATTCGATGCACCACTTCCAGCTGAAGCTGCAGTAATTCTTCCTTGAGCATCAACAGTAATTGTTGCAGCTGTATATTGACCTGCACTAACTGAAGTGTCTGCAAGTTTGTCGGCAGTAACAGCGTCATTGTTAATTTCTGCTGTTTCAACTGCACTTGCTGCAATCTGTGCTGTATCTACTTTATCGGTTCCAATAGCACCGTTATCTATGATTGTAGTTCCGTTAGAAATAATACCCATGGTTTCTCCTTAAATTTTTTCTAATTTTAATCTAAATTTTTCGTTAGATTTATTATTAATCAAGTATATATCTTTGGCACCCTCCTGTAAAGTCCAGCTGCCTTTAGATCCGTCAACTATATTACCCTCATTTTTATGTTCATTATTAAGGTGTAAATCCCCAGTATAAACGTTCTGCCAAACATTACCAGAGGCTCCTAAATCATATGTGTCATTAGCCCCAGGCACTATGTTTCCTGTAGCTGTAATTTGACCCGTAGCTAAAGCACCAAGACTTGCTGTTACATCTATAATATTTGTTCCGTTGTTATATACAATTTTATTACTTTTATCCGTGGTTGCAAAAGTAGGTCCAGTCCCACTTGCAGTTTTAAATTGAACCGTATGTGCTCCAGAAGTGTTGTTAAAAACAATATAAGATTTTTCTATACTATCAGGCACTGTTACAATTTGATTTCCAGTAATTGTTCCAGATAATTCTATAATTAAATTTCTTGCATCAGAAGATGTAGTAGATCCATCAGCAATAAGTAAAGCAGTTGTTTGTGCTCCACCCGCTATGGATTTATTTACATAACCTTGCAGTTGATTTATAATTTCTAAATTTGTATTTGTTTTAGTTCCCCAAGTACCATCATTGGCACCTGTAACCATTAGTTCTATTCCAAGATCAGTATATGTTGATGACATGTCGCTATTATATCCTCTCTAGGCTGCTAGATCAACCTCAGTCCAAACATTAGACACCCCAGGATCTATTTCTACCCATGCTGTAGTATTAACATTTCCAACACTAGATGTTAACGAAATTCCAGTTGGTATAACTCTGGCATTTGCTGAAGGCACTTCCTCCCCTATTGACATAGTCATTTGAGAACCTGTTACATCGACTTCTTTGCTAGGTGTAGCTACTACTGAACCTATACTAAATGTTGCAGAAATTCCTGTAAGTGTAACGATTGCAGTACCTGTGACAGCTTCCTCTCCTAGTGTCATTGTTAGCTGTTGACCAGTTACTTCAGCAGTAAAGTCTGCAGAAGCATCTTCCGAACCTAATGACATAGTCATTGAAGTTCCAGAAACAGTTACGTTAGCATCTGCAGAAATAGATGGTGAGCCTAAAGATGAATTTATTGTATGCTCAGTAACGTTAACTGATATTTGTGCTCCTGCAGTAGTTGAAAAAGTTCCTATCGTAGTTGTAAGTAATAGTGATGCTAATTGACCACCACCAACTGTAGCTTCTATTTCGACTGAAGGTATTTCAAAAAGGCTTGGACTTTGAGTAGAAAAAGGTGCTTGTCCAAAAGCTGTTAAAGTATCCTGAGTAAATGTTTTATTAGATATGGATAATTCTTGTCCAGTTACAGGTACACCTATGTCGGTATCTTCATCTCCAATTGATGTAGTAATTTGAACACCGCTTGGTGTGACTAAGACAGAAGTTCCTGCAACAGCTCCTGCATTTGTTATTGTAGCTTGTAGTCCTGAAACAGCAGTTTCTCCCTGACCAAGAATAACAGGAGTCCCTAAAGAACTTGTTAGTTGTGTACCCTGTGGGTAAGCAATTACATCATTAGTTTCTGATGAGAACGCTGCTTCTGAATATGCAGAGAAACCGAAAGCCACATTAAATCTCCTCTAGATTAAATCTGTACTTTTTACCATTTTTATTATTTAAAATGTATAAACTTTCTTCACCCTCTTGAATTGTCCAATTTCCTTTTGTGCCATCAACAGAATTACCTTCTGCTTTTGCTTCGTTAGATAAATGTAAGTCTCCAGTATAAACGTTTTGCCAAACATTTCCTGAAGCACCAAGATCATGAGTATCATTAGCCCCTGGAACAATATCTCCTGTTACTGTTAGTGTAGATCCGTCAAAAGTCATATTAGCTTCACCATTTAAAGCATCTGCAGCTGAGTAAGTTGCTACTCTGTTATCTGCTCCATTAGCTGTAGAAGAAATTGCTACTGAAAGAGTTTCAAATGCAGGAGGTGCTCCAGCTCCCGCTGAAGTTAAAACTTGTCCATCATTACCAGTGGCAACTGCAACTGGGTTTCCTGAAGCATCATATGAAATAATATTTCCGTCTGTTCCTGGTGCCATTTTGGCTAAAGTAATTGCATCGTCTGCTATTTTGGCAGTCGTAACATTTACATCTACAATTGAGGCAGTCACTACAGCGTCTGCTGCAAGTTGATCTGCACCTACTGCATCGTCTGCAATCTTGGCTTGAGTCACTGCATCGTTTTGAATTTCTGCTGTAGCTACTCCTGAATCTTTGATTGTTATCGCTCCTGAGCTAGCAGCAAAGTTATCTGAACTAAATGATGCAGCTCCTTTAGCAGACGTAGAAGCATCAGCTAAATTAATTGTAACATCTCCTGAAGATCCACCACCTGTTAAATTAGTTCCAGCTGTAACTGCTGTAATATCTCCAACTGTAGGTGTTTGAAAAGTAACCGCGCCTGACCCATCAGTTGTTAAAACTTGAGAGGCAGATCCATCTGAAGTAGGTAAGGTAAAGGCTGAAAGAGCAAAATTAGATCCATCACCTTGAATAATTTTTCCTGCTGTTGTTGCTAGTCCAGCAACGTCCTGTAGTTGAGCATCAAGTCTTGCGTTTGCAACAGTACCACTAGCCAGGTTACTTGCATTTAATGCTGTTAAAGCTGAACCGTTTAATGCAGGAAGTGTTGCGGGAAATCTTGCGTCAGGAACTGTGCCACTTGTAAGTTGAGTTGCGTTTAATGCTGTTAAGTTAGATGCATTGTTTGCAACAATGTTTCCGCTAGCATCAAGGATAACGGCTTTGGAAGCAGGTAATGTACAGAAAACATCTTTTGTTCCTGCAGCAAAGTTAACTGCAGAATCACTATTTGATGAAGAAATAATTGTAGTTCTTGCTAACGTATCTGTAGCTGCATCGGTTACTGTTCCAAGACCAACTTCGAACTCACCGTTTTCGTTAACGATAGCGTAATAAGTGGTATTGCCACTTCCAATACCTGCAACGAACGTTTCAAAACCGGATACCGCTCCTGCTAAATCAAATGTACCTGTACCTGTTGTGGTAGAGGTTTCTTTTACTCTATCGTTTATAACCAAAGCCATTTTAACTCCTTAAATTATGCTATTCTTAAAATTGCAGCAGATGTTGTGAATGCAGGAAACTGGATTGTAAATGTTCCAGATGTTGCAGTCTTATCTCCACCGAAATCTAATACAGCAACTGCTTCAGTAGTGTTAGAACCACCGTCAGTAGTTGTATTGTAAATTAAAGCACCTCTAGCTGTCAAAGTAACACCAGTAAATGATAAATCAGCAAAATCAGTAATAGCTACTGATGATGAAACTTTTACACCTTGGTTTACAAGAGCTTTTCCACCTGCTGTGTAACCAGACGGTGAAGATACTTCTTGAGTTGTGATGTAATTTGTTGTTGACTTACCAAGTGTTCCAGATGGTGTGTACATTGCTAATTTGTATGTGTCACCGTTAGGTGCAGTATCAAAATCATGTTCACCAGCTAACAATTGCTTCTTAAATGAATCGCATATTGCGTTTGTTGTTATTGCCATAATTGTTCTCCTTTAAAATTACGTATTTGGTGATGGTGAAGGTATTTTAACTCTAGGCACCCCATCATCATATTCCGCACGTCTTCTTCTCCCCATTTGTTGAAGAGCAAAATTCTGTACTTCTTCATTATACTTACTTTCATACAGCTTGTACATATCCTGCGGACCTTTTAAATATCTAAAAGCCTCTGTTAGCACACCATGTAACAACATTGATTCTTGATAAGTAGACAAGAAAGTATTGTTAGAAGATGTGAACTGAGGAGGATCAGTAATATAATTAATTTGCACAGTATATGCAGAATCTGGAACCGGTGCTACTAAGAAATTAAAATCATCCCAATTTGCGTAGTATTTGGGTAGACCAGTAGCTCCTCCGTTATTGTATTCAGAAATAAAACTAGTATCTCTTTTTTCTAGAAAAGTTCTTGTAGATCCATTGATAACTTGTACAGATCTTATTATTGTCAAATCAGCAGGTAAGGAAACATATCTATTACTAGCTGTAAAAGATGAAGTAGCATATTTTCTTAAATCATCATAGTCAACTTTACCAGCAACATCTAATTCAACTGATCTGATAAAATCTTGAATAATACTATCTGATAAAACATTACTATCTACTTCAGTATAGTTTCTTACTTGTGTTAAAAAATTTGAATGTGTTATTGCCATATTAAGAAATAGTTATAACCCCTCCCATACCTATGCCGTGCACATAACAAGCAAAGTAATAAGTTCCTGTAGATGTTGGAGTCCATTGTACATATCT